AGTGATCTTGGGTGCCGTGTAGGTAGCACGGTCTACAATGTTCAGTTGGTTTTCTGTCCAACCTGCTTTGCGGCACAAACGAGTTCTGGTAGCACGAGCGGCACCAAAAGTTTTGTATGCACGAGTCCGGTTAGGACCGTCTGTTACAATTAAACCAGTACCTTTAGCAACGATTACATAACTCATTTAGAACTCCTTTTTGCTGTCTATGTGTATATTATACTGTGGATTGGACCTGATGTCAACCAAAATTGTGTTGTATTTTTACAACGAATTTAGCACTGGTTGCAGTACTGCAATCAGTTCACGCTCGCGAGCATGAGCCGCTGTTTTGCCACGCACAACTTCTAACAGGTAAGGCGTAAAGCCTTCACGACCGTATGTGCGAAGTGCTTCGCACAGATTCCAGTTCTTGCTTTCAGTATTGGCACGGCTCAAATGACGGTTAAAGCGTCCACGCACGGAGCTAAGTGCAGAGCCATCAACTACAGTGATACCAATGTAGCTGTCACCAGTCGCTTCGCAGAACAGCTCGTATATCGCATGGTTGCGATCGGTACGGCGCTTGCGTTGTGTTGGAGTGTTTTTGCAGTTCATGTTATTATTATAGCCGATCTAGGCCCAGAAGTCAACCGTTTTCTGGGCTTTTTTTGACTTTTTTGGGCCTATTTTTGTTGTATTTTTGCAACAATAAAGTAGTACTTTTTGTTGTGTTTTTACCACATAAAAACCCGCTATTTTTACGGGTTTTTGACCCTAATTTAGACAAAAAGTATGGTTTTACTAAATAAAATATGCAGATGATTTTGCATAAACATTTAAGGAGCCACACTATTATGGCCTGCAAATTAGTAATTATGAAAACAAAACGAGCTGATACAACGAAAGCATTCTTTGTACCAACAGTGGAAATGAAAGCTTCAGTAGATGCACAACCAAGTGCAACTGTCGTTGGAGAAAGAAATATTGGTCACGGACTTGTCAAGATCCGTACATTATTTTTCCCTAACCCAGAGCGTTATGCTGAATGGCAAGCAAATGCAACTATTCAAGCAATGTTGGCCGCTCGCGATGCATACAATGTCGCAAACGGTATTACCACTACCACAGCAGTAATTGATTTACCAAACTACAACGCATATTAATTTTTAATAAGCAATAAAGAAACGCCCCTAAAGGGCGTTTCTTTTTGAGTTTAAATATTAAAGGTCAATCTTTTTAACAACCTGTCTTTTTCATTTTCTTCAAGCTTTACAGATTCTCGTCGATGTACACTAAACCAATTGTCATATACCAACATATCACCATTCTCCCAATGATGTGTATAGTAAACATCTTTCTTGGCTTCGCATTGACGGTAAACTGTTTCAATAAATTGACCGCTGTTTGGCAATGCCCGACCATTCTTTTCAACATGATGCACCCAGGCGGTACTGTTCTTTCCTGGTGTGATATAGCAATTAATTCTAGGGCTTGGTTTATTAGAGTAGGGGCTAATCTTTAAGAATGGAAATTTTTCTAAGCGAGTTCCAGGCTCGTACATGTACTGCTGTACAATTTCAATGTCATCAAAATACCGTTGTTCTTCTTGGGTAAATTGTTCCCAAGCCAACTCCAAATTCAACCAAGATGTAGCACCGGAATTATTATTTGCTGTTTTAACCATGTACAACGACCGACCAGGAAAACTCTGCTCATCCATGTGTGCTTGGTCAGCATGATATTTCATATCTCTGGCGCCCCACATGTTGTTTGTTTGGAAATAGCTGACCGGAGTTGTGTCTATATTTTTAACTGTCTTATCAGTTGGGGTTTTACGATAATCTTCTTTGTCCCAAATACGACCAAAGTTAGTGCCCGTTTCATGATACTCTGCGTCAGTGAGTTCTGGGCCAAATCCTTTGAGTACTAGAAATTTACGATCAATTAATAGTTGTCGCCAATATGCAGAACCCTGACTTCTAAATTCGTCCAGTGTTAATTTGACTATTGAACCCCAGGAATCAAAGATGTTTGATACTTGCACTTATCGTCCTAGACCTTGACGATATGCCTGATCTTCTCTTTGACGCTGTTGTTCTACTTGACGTTGATGAACGCCACGCATGCACGATTCTTTTTCACCGTGTGAAACATAACGAGCACACTCTTCGGTAATGACAACAATTCGATCAGTGACTGGAGCAGGCTGTCTGACAACAACAGTTTGATTGGCCGATCCAAGGGCATAACCAACTACACCACCTGCAACTGCGGGTACAAGTTGTCTGCTAGAACATCCTGCCAATGCCAAAATTGATAAAGCTAAAATTAATTTTTTCATAATAAACTCCTGAGTTAATATTTACCTACGCATGCGACTGATATCTATGGCCTCTTCATCACTGAAAACAGGTACTGCATTGCTTTTATGCATGGTTGCAATACCTTTTACTTTGTCTCCAGTATACACCTTGGCTGGTGCCAATGTAGCAGATCCTTGACCACTGTTGAGACTTTTGATATGGGCAGTGGTATTTCGACCTTCTGGAATTGTTAGTTTATACACAGAGCTCAGGCCTGGCGCTGACATGGCTCGCCGGCGCTTGCGTTCTTCTTGCTCCACACCCTGTCGCTTGAGTAGTTCTAGCCAGCTTTCTTCCAATTCCCTAGCCTTTCGTGCATGTTCTGCACTGGCAAATTTCTTTTTGCCTTTTCGTTTACCGGTGGTGTTGAGCCACGGGCCTTCTAAATGCATGCTCATCGAAACACTTTCTAGAGTTAAGTTTGTACAGTATAGCAAAGAATGCCCAGCTTGTCAACGGATAAAATATTCATCTAACGGTCCACGGGGTCCTACTTTGTCAAAGGATTTTAGGTAGATCCAGCCAGCTGGTTTTGCGCTTTGCTTATATACAGGGGTCCTGCCTTGTGTTTGTACTGTGGCCCAAGCAGGATCACTGTCCAGTGGGCAGACAACAACACCGATTATGTTATGGTCTGCTGGATCAAGTGCTAGATCAATCTTGTCTTCTACCAATCGTACACTACAACCTGCCCAATCCTCATGGTCAGTGTTTCTATCTAGCCATTCAAACTGTTCTGTGTTCATGCTTCTATTTAATAGGTCAAGAAAAAAGGGTATGACCGAAGCCATACCCTTTGAATCACCTAATAGATATTAGGCTAGTTTGATTTTACCGATCAAACCTTGTGTAAAGATACTGTCGTACTTGACATGCAATGGAGCAGTCGCAGACTTGAACTCTGCTTGCTCTTCTGCTGTCAGGTGAACAACATTAATACCTTCTGAAACTGCACGAGCTTGTGTTTGTGCAATGTCAGCGATACTTTCTTGACGTTCGATACGAGCGGCGCTTAATGCGGCATCAGCAAAAATCTGCTGAGTTGCTGTATCAAATGTGTTCCATAGATCCTTGTTGATGATCAAGCTTGTCAAGAACAAGCTGTGCTCACTGTGAACTAGGCTCTTGGCGTGTTGAGCTTGCTTCATACCATAAATGCGTGGGTATGTGCTTTCACCAGCATCGACTTCTTTAGAAGCCAAAGCGTCTGCTAATTGTTCGATGGCCATTTCAACTGGTTGTGCACCGATTGCTTCGAATGTATCTTTGGCAACTGGGCTAGCTGGAATACGCACACGCATACCGCGTAGGTCTTCTAACTTTTCAACAGCTTCGGTAGCTGGGATGATACGGAAACCGCCTGAGTATGTGAAAGCTAAACCTTGAACTTTTGATTCTTCGGCTAACTTGGCAAATAACTGTTGACCAATAGCACCATCTAATACACGCTCTGCGTGATCGTGACCTTCGAAAAGGAATGGTAAGTCAAGTACAAACATGTCTTGGCTTAATTGACCCAATGTAGTAGTATACATCTGGCTCAATTGTACTTCACCGCTTTCTAGCATGTCGAGCAATTCGAAGCGGTTGTTAATTGTTTTACCTGCTTGGTATTTGTCAGCGTATTCTTGTAGACCAAGAATTTCGATTTCAAATGCGCCAGCAGTTTTTTCGTTAACTTCCTTTGAGAATTTCTCAGCGGCTCTTAAAAATAAATCATACGGTTCATGTGCTAGAACCCATGTTAATTTTGTTGTCATTATAATGTCCTCTGTTTTATCTAAATTTTAGATGAGCTTGTCGGCTCAAGTTTATTTATACAAAATAGAGGACAGGGTATTCAAACGGATTATAATTTAGCGGCTTCGGGTACTTGATCAATTAGAGTTACATCTTTACCCCAAGAAATTCTGTTCCATATTCTTTCGTGAAAGTAAAAGATAGCTATATTGACCACTATAGCAATAGTCATAAAGGCCGCGGCTTGGCCCAGCGAACCGGTTAAAAACCAAGGTATCACAAAATTACTTCCAGTAATGACAGCTCTCCATGTTATAATTTTGCTAATGGTACGCGGTTGACCATCAACAAACATTAGTCCGTCTTTGCCCTGTCGATTCCATTGTGCATAATTCCAGCATCTTTCATGTGCCCAATATAAAACAGAATTGATAACTGCACTAAGTCCAGCTATGGCCGCGGCACTGACTATACTACCTGTAACAATAAATCCGTTAATAAAATGACTCATTGTTAAAATTACTCGCCAGGACAAGGTCTTGGCCAGTGAACGCGGATGTTTTTCCTGAAATTTTTCCATTTAATTTACCTTTACGCCCTCACTTAATTTTTTCCAATAATCAGTATGGAAATTAAAAAACTTAGGTAGATCATTGTAGTTCACGCTGGCTGGCTCACAGAAATCAACAGCATAGGCATTGCGAACACTTTCTGCTCGTGCGGCTTGAACAAAGATATCATAAAATTCTTTTGCTCGAGCATCATCATATCGTGCTGGAAGTACCAAATGATGTCCAACATTCATTGATGCAAACGACTGATCAAATCCTTCCTTAGACAATGGCTGATAACCATTGACCACTCGGTTTCCAGTGATGCCAAGCACATTCACAGTGACTTTGGCAGTTTTATTTTCTTTTGTCCATTGTTCAGCTTCACTGATGAATCCAATGTGAAAGTCTGTTTGTCCACTGACCATTGACAACATAGATTCTGTAGTTGACTTGAATGGAATAATATTCATCTTTGGATATTTCTTTTGTACTTGTAATGCCGCAAGATGCGTTGTGACACCAAGCCCACTGATTCCAATTGTCACTTCTTTGTCAACTGCTACTTCTCGCCAATTCTTGAATTTTGAACTGGTAATTGCCATAGGAGCGGTACAATGTACAAATTGTTCCTTAAATTGTGTTAGATCATAACTTTCATTGGGATACACATTTGGACGAATAAAAAATGCAGTACTGTGTGCAAGAATTGTATTGGCGTCTCTTAGCACTTGATTGCTTGCAATAGAGCCACCAGCACCAGGTTTGGCATCAAATATAAAGTTGTATTTGTTTTGGATTTTGTTTGCTTCGTTAGCAAGTGTACGATGATAATTTGCCACGCTGTCAGCAGGACCGTAAGCGTACATAATTGTAATGGTGTCTTTAGCCTGTGCGCCGATAGAGGCCATGGCTAAACACAAGATTGAAATGAATTTTTTCATTAATTGTTCTCCTATGCCAATACTTATAGCGTATACACTGACAGATTGTCCAGATTCTGGGCATTTGGACGAATGTTAAAACATTGTCTTAGAGATTCGTATTTTTTCACGATCGTTCTTGCTTCTACATTGACCCATGGTACAAGCAAAATGATTGCCGGGTGCTTGCCATGCTGAATCAAATGCATTAAAGTGTTCATTGCGGCCGCCACATTCGCTGTAAGATACAAATCCTTTGGGATTTATATGAATCCAATCAACGCCTGCATAACATGGAAGTCCAGTATATACTGGATCCACTGAATTTATAATTCTCAAATCAGTGTAGCCAGGAACAGCGGCTTCTGTGGTTGCGTCATCACTGCGCCTGAAAATTCTATTAAGGTCAACTTCACTGTACGACTTGATAAATCTTCCATCTGGCTCGTATAATATTTGTTCCTTACATTCAAGCCCTCGCTGTTGATAGTAATTTATTTTTTCTCTAGTTTCGTTAATGCGTCCTGGAAGCAAAGGAAACTCCATGGTCACTTTCTTTTGCTTGACCTTACATTCGTCTAGTATAAATCCAACCACATCATCGTTTTGCCATTCATGGTATGTCAAATGTACCCAGTTGACCAAATGCAATACCCTATACAATGCAAAGTAGGTGTCATCACCACTGGTATCTAGTCTGATCCACGATGGCCAGGCCCGCATTGCCTGTAATACCTCAGTGAGATATGGAAAGTGCAACGGCTCTCCTCCACCAATTCTCCAAAGTATTTTGGGGTGGTGACAATAGCGTGTTCGTTGAAGTTTTTTAATAACCTCTAGATAATCGTTTAAGGGTCTGTCAGCTGTACCGTTTTTCCATTCTGGTCGGCAGTATGAACATTGAAGTTTGCAATGTGCGTTTAATAACCAATCAATTTGGGCATATTCTAATTTTATCATGCCCTTATTTAACAAAAAGAAAATGCACACTTTAGGAACTTTCGGGCACGACTCCTACTTGTTCCAGGGCAGTAGCCGCCCCACACTGAAAACCATAAGGTCCTAAGGTAGTGTGTTCTTATACAGGACTGTAGGGATTTCGTGGTCGATCCGTACCATCGTCTGGTGGGTATACTGGGTATTGATTTGGGTCTAAATTTTCTAGTAGTGCAACCATGTCGTTATATATCATTTTTGTCTGATCTCTTTTAACAGAATATTGTAATATGTACTGCGGCTCATTGCTAGTATTTAATGTAGTATGGGGAATTTGTGCATTAAATGCAGTCCATTGCAATGCCATCAGGTCCATCTTAATCAAAGGGGTTAATGGTTTCATGTCTTTGATGTCAATCCCGCAGGATGTAAACTTGTAATGTGCTGATTCAAAAGCAGTTATTTTGCCAATCACAGAGTTATAAAGATTTAAATTAAAAATGTTTTGTTTGTCAATATGCCATTTGTACATGGTCATTGGCGGCATCATTATAATATTCAACATGCCCTGTGCTTCGTTGTGTATTGCTGAAAGCAATTTGTCTTTGTTAATTAAGTTTTGTCCCAACTCAGCTTGATAGTTATCAAAGTCTGGCCCCACAGTCCAAAAATAGCCTTTGACTTGATCAAATACTTGTGTTGAAATAGCACTGGCTATTTTTGAATTGTAATAGTATTTCTTAGGTACCATACGGATTTTCACCGGTCATTCTTGGCCTGGCAAACCATAATTGGAACCAAGCTTCTGTGCCTGGCTCAATGTGATTCTTGCGTTGATATTCAGCCCGTTCAGTGCCACCGTGTGTGAGTGGACTGTCAATGCCACTTTGGTCCTTGCCTGTGCCCAATGTCAGGCCAGCCAGTCTACGCAGGTCATCAATGTATGATTGGTCTACATCATCTGCTTGATGGTATTTTTTACCATCAATTCTATTGCCTGGTGCAACTTTATCATACTGATCTGCATCAACTGGCAGTTGCGTGATTAAAGTTTTACTACCAAGCTCGCTTATTTTCATTCTTGGTCGTCTTCGTAACCGTGTTCGTTTAGGTCTTCAATCAGGCCGGCAAAAGATTTTGACATGCGATTCTCTGCATAACCAAACCCACCAATTGCGGCCTTGATATGTGCAATGGTATAATCCTTCATATTGGCATATTCTTTTGGCAAGTGGAATTTGATAGTCTGTTCAATTTCATCCAAGGCCCGTGTCAATTGCTCAACTTGTTGTTCTAGTTCAGCCGCTATTTCTGTGGCTTTTTCGCTGTAAATATCGTCGTTGATGCGTTCAGCAACAGGAGTGCCTGCCACTGTTGTGGAATTCTGAATTCCAGCAAGCTTTTGAATGCGACTGACATCATATTCTTGCGGAACATTGATGCTGGCTTGGCCTTCTTGTAATTGTTTGTTTTTCATTGTTTTTGCTTCTTTGACTTGAACTTGTCCATCAGCTGGCGCAGATGTAGGATAAAATGTGCCCAGTTGCTTACGCATGGTATCTGTGCGTACATCCACAGTCAAACTAGTACTCCAGCGTGGGTCCACAGCTTCCTTGCGGTTTTTAGCAATGTATCCTGACGCCTCGACTATTTCTCTAAAGTTCATAAAAAAGCCTCCAGTATATTTAGCAGAGGCTTTTACTATTACTTGTAAACTGCTTTAGCTTCAGCAGTCTTACCCTGACGAGCAAGACTTGCGGCGGCACGGGCCTGGCCAAATGCTTCTAAAAATGACCAAATTGAGTTGACGATTGTTTTCATAGATATTTTTCCTTTTGATAGTTAAACTGACGGATATAGTTTTCCAACTGTGCGGCATCGGTAATGCCTTTGTCTGCTAGATAAGCATCTAGGCGGCTTTGATAGTTAGAGCCAGGGAACATTTCTGCTAACCTTTCTAACATTCTTTCTAATAACATTTTGTGTCCTTATAAGTGAAAAACGGCATCGGCTTTTGGCCGACACCGTAGTTGTATCTGCTTGGAGTTAATTACTCGGCTGATTTTTTGCTTTTAGCAACGGTGTCAAAGCCAGGAACTTTGAATGCTTCCAAGTTCTTGTAAGCTTCTACAGCCTGTGTTTTGAATGTTTCAGCCAATTGCGTATTGACATCTAGTAATGTCTTTGCAAATGCTGTTGACGCACCTGTTAGTTGTGCGGCCAATTCTTTGGCCAATTTTTGGTTTGATTCAAAAGTTTTTGTGATTTCAGTGAACATGCTTATATCTCCTTTGTTTAAGCGAGTAGTACAGTAGCCTCTAATGAGCACTACTACTAAGTAGAAACGCTATTAGCGTTTTCACTAGTATAACACTATATATGTTGCACCGCAACATGGTTATCACCCGTTTTAACAAAAATCATACCAAATTGGATATATTGATATGCCGACGCTAAATACTAGGATGGCATAACGCCAATGACTTATAATAGTCGCAATGAAAAGGAAACAATAAATCATGACAGCACCAGTACCAGCATACAGCGGTAGTCCTTTACTTTTTAGCTTTTTAGAAGTTAAAAAAGGTCCGAATTCCGACCTACCTGCACATGCACCGCACAAGGAAGTTAACTCAACATGGTGGAATTATATTACAACCACCTACCTGAATACAGGTAAGTTATTAGAAATGTCCAATACCTCTTCAGCTAATACTGTTAATCGTGTATTATTCTTTAAATTTAATACATTGGCTGATAGAATAGAATTTTTTACAGATGCCCAAGCCTTGGCTGGCTTCGACGAATTATCAGAGTACGATAATCTCAACGCATTTAGATTGGTACAGGTAGATGAAGATAGATCATATCCATTGAAAGGTGCACCTTTAAACTTTCCATTTACTCAATTTGTTAATAAACACCAAAATACTCTAAAACCAAACACAGTTGAAATTGGTGGAATTGTTACTATATCGGGCGGAGTAGGTGTAAATCGTATTTCAGCGTAATAGTTTTTAACCAATAAAAAGCGACCAAATTGGTCGCTTTTTTAATTTGTAGAATTTATTGAATTCACAAACCCTGCACTGGCCAAGTTCTTGCCTTTGCTTTCACATTGTATATCAAAATCACGGGTGAAACCACCGGCCCAAATGTTGACTGCATCATTCCAGTAGAAGTCGCTGTGTGCTCGTAACTTTTGTTTTTTATAGCCTTGAGCCAGCAAACTGTTCATATCCGGCAGGACATCAGTGGCATGACCGACCAAATAATCTTCTCTGCTGACTGAATAGTGCATGGCAGGCCGTACTCCGCGCCAGCTATCAATTACACGCCGAACTCTGTCGTCGGTGGGTTGAATGTATTCTCCTGTGCGTATCCAGTGATGGTGTATGTCCAACACCAAAGCACAATGTTCTGCAAGTTCTAGACTGCTGTCAATGCCCCATGAGTTTTCGTCATTCTCGATAGTGATGCAGTTGCGGGCTTCTGGGCTCAGATGTTGTAGAGCTTTGACAATGCCTGCTGGACCTTGCTTGCCTGAAATATGCACATTGATCTTGAAGTCCTGAAAAGTTTTACCATAGCCCATCCAGCGAACCATGTCTGCATGATATTCAAACTCCTGTATGCTTCTTTCTACAATGCCTGGATTCTCACTGGCCAACACACAAAACTGTCCAGGATGAAAGCTTAACCGTACATCTAAGCGCCTGGCAGTTTCGCCGATGGGTGCAAAGATACGAGCCAAATGATCTTGAATTTCTGTGCGTTGCCACCAATTGATCCATGACGCTTCAGTATAGCCTTGCAACATCTCCGAACCCAATCGCACCATTCTTCGATTGGCTGGTAAGGTAGCCACACGCTCAATCATGCGTACAGCGGCCGTGGCATTATGGTTCATAATGTCCCACTGACGTTGCTCAGCTTCAAGTGGATGCTCACGCAACCAACGCATGGTGGTTGATCGGCCGTTTAGTTCTCGATCCACTGCATTAACTTTCATGCCGCTACACTCGCTCGGATCATTGAGCCACTTGCAACAAAAACCAATACGACCCATATCAGCTCCTACCAATGCCGAACTACTCCGGCTATAATGAAAAAATTTGCAATAATGTATGTTAACACAATTGCAGTACGAATGCAAGCAATACGATCAGCTTCCTGATCAGTTGAACCTGCCTTTTCTCCCAGGGCTTTGGCCCAAATACGCCATAGTTTTTTCATATTAATAGTGCCACAAAGCAGGGACGAAATGAAAATAGTCAAACAGCAAAGATCAAATAGCTAATATCAAACATGGGCCTTTTGCTTGGGCATCACATCAAATATCAATATAATTTTTGATGCCCAAGCAAGACAATTTTGGAATTAGTTTTTCAGACTAAGCCAGTAGGTTTTCATCAATTAAGATGAAGTATTTTCATCTCCTACCCCGGACCAAGTGTGGCGGCTTAGTCTAGACCGAGGTCAGTCAGCACAAGTGCTACCTGTTCGGCTACTTCAAACTCTGTACGGACATTGATGGTGACCATCTCGTCCTTGATCTTGCGTCGACGCCGTTGAATACGAGCCAGTTCTGCTTTGGCTTCTGCTACAGTTTCGGGCAAGGCAACATGCACTTCAATGTTGTAGTCACGACCGTATATGCTACGCTCGTTGCCAGTATTGGCACTACGAGCTTGAATTTCTTTTTCAAGTGCAGACAGGTCAGGACGAACTTCAAGTTCAGCAATCTGACGCACACGACTTTCGGCACTGGCCAAGAATGCATCTTCTGCCAGATAGTCAGTGATGCCAACTTCGGCATTTTTCTTTGCCACTGTGGCACGAAGGTAACGATTTGCATCCAACAAACGGCCAACTCGCTGGTTATTGGCAATCACTTTTTCCAACTGTGCATTCAGTAGATTTGCCACATTGTCAGCAAACAGGCTGACACTGATGGTTGTTTTTTCATTGCCCAGACGTTTAATTTCGTCCATGATTGTTTGCTGGACCACACTGGCCTTGCGTAGGTTAATTTTCATATTGTTCCTTAGAAGTTTAAATGTCTATACAGCTATTATAGCAGTTTAAATTAGAATGTCAAGTCTTTCTGTTGATTTTGGTAAAACAAATTCACCTTGGCAGTCTAGAATTAACATGCCATCAGGATCATTGGCGTGAACCTCTCCATGTAAACTGATGGTGTCATTGTGTTCAACCAGTTGGACCCGGCCAAACAACCATCTTCCAATCCTGGCAGGACGAATAAATTTATTTGACATTTGTGTAGTGACTGCCTGCTTGCCACCAGTCAGGTCCCAAATATGGGCCGCCATACAATAGTCCATGTATGTCATCAAGGCGCCACCATGTGTGAGGTTTAGTGCGTTTTTATGCAAGTTGAGCGTGTACCATGCAAAATTGCTTTCAACATGATCAGTACTAAATTTAAACCAAGTCTGCATGGTGTTTGCAACAAAATCCTCCCACACATGACTTCTTAAATTGTAACCCAATAATCTCAACGCCGCTGGCGAATATTTCATTGCGACTCAATGTCCCATTTGACACGGTCGGGCAACATTTGATCAATTTCAAACTGCACAATCTCAAACGCACTTGGACCGTTTTCACAATTCTCTATTGCAGTTCCTAACTCAAACAGATAACAAATTTGTCTGTTGTCGTCAGGATATTCATGCACATCATCACTGGCAACAATGTCACCAACTTCGTCTTCAATGATATCTGTCAGCTCTTCAAATTCTTTGTCGGTTAGTTCTCTGGACACACTAACTTTGATGTAATGTTTCATATTTTCCATGATGTTATTCAAAAGTAAAACCCATTTGTTTAAGGCTATCACCAATCCAGGCTTTGGCCATGCTTGGTTTTAATCGTTCAGCTACCCTGCTGACAAAGCCGCCTGATACAGTTGATTGTGGCATACCTTTTTGCATTTCGGCATGTATTCTATTGTATTCATCAAATTGTGAGTTATCTGTTATTGGAGTATATTTAGAATGATGTAATACCAAGTCTTGTCCCATCCTCCAGCGCACTCCATTTTTACCTTGAGTAATTGCCTCTGCTGAAATTCCATGTACTGTTGCAAAAAGCGGAAAGGTGTGTGGTGGAAGATTAAAGTAAGTCTTTAAAAAATCAATGGGCAATTGTCGAACAGCACCAATGTATGTTCCGGATATGCCCATGGATTCAGCCGCCCCAAAAAATGTTTGGGCCGCAATAGTTGCATCAACTATTGCTTTGAGATGGTACTCAGCAGTATTGGTTGCGTTTTTGATTTCTTCGTCTATGTTGTTATTCTGTAGAATAAAATCTAATTTACTCAAATCTGCTAACCAGATTAAAAATATTTTTGAAGTGCCTATTGCAGTATAATTGGCAGTATCTACACCACCTAAAATGCCGGCATGACCTGGGGTCTCCCATAGCGCATTGATAAAGTTTTCTTTAGCTTTTTGATCCAATGAAATAACACTCCATGTCTGCAACATACCACTAGTAGGGGCGCTCTGAGCGGCCGCTACCAGTAATTCAAGTGTGCCATTGGGCAGTTCTCTATTAGAGAACCTTCTAACAGAACGCCTAGTCAACAGTTTTGTTATATGTGCAGTTGGTTGCTGTTCAGGTAATGGAATATCGTCTCGTCCATACCTGGCATGAAACGGATTAACTTTTTCAAACGTCATACATTTACTTATAGGTACATACATTGGATTTGCTATTCAAATCCAAAACCCATTTGTTTTAAAAATTCTCCAGTTTGTTGTTTTGATTCACTTGGATCTAATCTTTCAACTACCCGACTTTCAAATGTTGAAACTCCTCGACGACTAATCTGTTGATGTACCGTATTATAATCTGTTAATTCTTTTAGTGAACTCATGGGTTTATAAGTTGAATGATGTAGTATAAAATCTTGAGACAGTCTGGGACGGGGCTTCGCAACTGGCTCTGTTGGCAAACGGCTTAATATTTGCATTGATGGATACCCTATAGCCATTCCAAACAAAGGAAATGTGTACTTTGGAAGATTAAAAGTATCTTGTAAAAAAGTTGTTGGTAGCTGTCTAATTGCACCCATGTATGTTCCACCCAAGCCCATGGATTCTGCTGTTATGAAAAGAGTCTGCGCCGCAATCGACGCATCAACAACTGCTTTGAGATTAAACTCTGCTTTATTTACTTGTAGTTTAGTTTCAGGTGGCGCATTGGTATTTTGTAAAATAAAATTTGTTCTATTTAAATCTGCTAACCAAATTAGAAAAATTGAGCAAGTTTCAATGGCTGTAAAATTGGCAGTATCTACACCACCAATGATATAACGGCACTCAGGTGATGACAGTAAGGTTTTTCGGTCTTCTGCATTTAAAGAAATAACACTCCATGTCTGCAACATACCACTAGTAGGGGCGCTCTGAGCGGCCGCTACCAGTAATTCAAGTGTGCCATTGGGCAATGCAGTGGGGAAAAAATTCCTACATGATGTTCTTGCTAACAGAGTTTTTGTGAAAGAATTTGGTTGCTGTTCAGGTAATGGAATATCGTCTCGTCCATACCTGGCATGAAACGGATTGGTAAATGTCATGCGTCTATTTATAGACGCATGTGTTAGCTGGTAATGCCGCCTCGGTTGGGACTGGTAAATGGAGAATTCAATCTACGGTTCTCTCCACCTTGCAATCCATTCGGATTGGCATATCCAGCCGCAACATAGCCTTCATTGAGTTCACCAGGCACAGCAAAATCTTTGATGAATCGTCTGGCATCTTCGGCCCGCATGCTGGGTCTTGCCTGGGCCACACATGCCAGATAGCCAGCAACCTGTGGTGTGGCCTGACTTGTACCAGAAATCTTGTTTAGATAAAAACTTGTATCTCTTGGATCCGCCACAGCATAGGTCTGATATGGTGAATTTGCATAGGCGCCCATGATCATTACCCCTGGGGAATATACATCAACTCGTGGACCACTTTCACTAAAGTAAACCTTTTGCGGTGTAACAGAATTATCCAATGCACCTACCGTGATCATGCTGGCCGCACATGTTGGGCTACTGCCTCGGTGATAATAAGTTGACTGGCCCCAGCTGGTTGACCAACGGTTATCATAATCAACACCACCTGGCACATCTATCTTGTGATAGTAGTTGCCGGCCGCACCAACCATAATGACACCGGCCGCAGACGCATTGTCAACACTTTGATTTAGATATGTAATTTCACTGTAGCCATGATAAGAATTTACCTGACCATATGTTGTATTTCTACTATATGTTGAATATGTGTTTCCACGATATACTGTAGAGCTCATACTGGAGTAGCTGGTTCTATAACCCCATGAGTTGGTGCAGATGGTTGGCCTCGGATTGCCATCTGCTATTTTTTTTAAATGAAATGCGCGAACCAAATCATACGCAATATCAGAATTGATTGTGCCTAGATAGCCACCGGGTGCATGTATTCTGTAACCAGCATTTAAAATACGAATACTATAAAGTCTAGCACCTGGTGCCCATCCACAGGTATTACCAGCGGCAATACTTGCACAGTTGCTTCCATGTCCATCAGCATCTCCTAGGTATCCACCAATGCTTGCACCAGTAGGACAATTGGCAACACCTAGACTGTGCCAATCAAAATCAACCACACGACTTCCACCTGTGCCATCAGCATTGACAGCAAACTCTGGATGACCGGGTTCAATGCCTGTATCAACCACAACAATATCAACGCCTGTACCATCCAAGTTATATGTAAAGGCCGCATCAACTGAGTTACTTGAATTGAATACATCAGTTGGATGTGTGCATCTCCATAGACCCCAATTTTTCATAGCGGCAGTTGTTCTTGTTTCTCTGTTGTAATTGTATGTTAAACGAGTTCCTGTATGGTGTTTACTCACTCCTGGTCGTAGGTCAGCTTGTAGTTCAACGTCTAGAACTCTAGCGTCTTGTTTTAATTTTTCTGCTTCCTCATCTGACAAGTTAAAGTGTGCCAGGTAATCGTTGAATGGTCGTTCGTTTAAAATTTCAACAGGACGCTGTGGAATAAATTCACCGCCACCTTGGGTAATAATTTCATTCCAAAGTCCTGCATCCCATACTGCTGGGTCTGCTACTTGTACAATATATTCACGCATTTCTTATTCCTTATTTAAAAGCGGCCACTTACCAATTTCCTGAACTATTAAGAGCAATTCTTCTCCATATAGTTGCTCGCCCGGTTAAGATACATACTTTACTTCCTAATTCGTAATATGTACCACCAGGATTAAAATTAGGGAGATTGTTTATTCTATTTTGATCAAAGTTAATACCGATTTGTTTTTGTGATCCACTATTCACTCTTGACAAGGTTACAGTTAATACAGGAATATTTTGTATTGTTATCGTATGTCCCTGAGCATCAATAAAAGTATCAAAGCTAAATTTCCACTGTCCAACTGTTGGATTTAGCATTTTAATCCAACTTTGAAAGTCTTGTTCTGTTACAACTGTTCCCGCTGGATTACCTTCCAGTTTTTGGAATTGGCCCGCACCAGTACCAGCCGAACCAAATGTAATATTGATTGTTGTTAATTGAGCAGAATAGTCACTGTGGCAGTAGTATAGATAGCTTTCGTCAATTGCCCAATCACCTGCCCTGTCACCAGTGGCACCCACTGAGGATGTTGGGGGTAATGTTTTTCTACCAGGAAGGTATGGCGTGTTCAATAAGTCATTGTAAGATGTTACAAGTTGTTTGCCATTAAATGTAATGTCCCCAGCAGCCACAAAGTTTAAATCATTCCCGCTGGTAAATGTACATGGGCCACCGCCGGTCAGCGTAACATTTTGTACATTTAAGTCTGTTGTTGTTACTGTGGTAAATGTTGGAGCAGTTGGCTTGTTGGTCAAGTCATTGTATGATCCACTGAACAGCGTAGGCTTGTTGGTCAAGTCATTGTATGATCCACTGAACAGCGTAGGCTTGTTGGTCAAGTCAGCATAACTGCCTGAGAATAATACAGGCTTGTTGATTAAGTCAGCATAACTGCCACTTGTGGCAACAGTGGCAAAGCTGGGCTTGCCTGTAACGCTGGTCCATGCAGTGGGGCCTCCGCCAGATCCACCACCTAATACACTAGCGCCGGTGCTATCTACAATATCTCCACCTGCTGGTAATGTTAATTTACCATCAGTGCCAAAGGTCCATAAAGATAGATTAGATAACACATCAATGTTATTGGCACTTTGTATGCGGGCGTTACTGCTTTCAGTATTAGCCGCTCCAGGTAGATTTAACTGTCCTGTGGTGGACAATGCCACTGTGTATGTGCCGTTGACTAATGTACTTGTTGAACCGGTATATGCTGTTGTTTGTACTGTATAGTCCGGGAATAATAAACTACCATCTGTGCGAAAGATCCAATTTTTATAAATTAAATTGTTAGGATCTGTTTCATCAATTGCTCGTATATTAACACCTTCACCACTTG